CGTCGCAGACAACAGCGATACCGCACCAAGGGATCAACTTCCGACTGAAACGGCGGTCAACGACTGATCTACCGGCAAGCTACAGCGAAATTTTCCGAATTGCGTTGGCCGAGCGAGTAACCCTTGAGCGCGAACGTCGCGAAGGAGCCGCCGCCTAGAACCGGTTCTTCTACTGAAACTTTAAGGCCGCCCTTGGGGCGGCCTTTTTTTTGGAGTCCCCCATGTCATTCCTCACCACCCTGACCTCCGCCTTCAAGGGCGGGGGGCACAGCCGCGTGCCTGTTTCGCGCGGCTTTATCTCGCCCTGGGCGACCACCTTCGACAGCTCTGCGCGCCGCCCGTTCGACTATGGCGCGTCGCTGCGCGAGGCCTTTGTCGAGAACCCGGTGGCGCAGCGGGCGGTGCGGATCGTGGCGGAAGGGGTGGGCAGCGCGCCGCTGGCCGAGGCCGATCCCAAGCTGTTTGCGCTGATCCGCACCCCGAGCGCGGGGCAGTCGCTGGTCGAGACGCTGGCGCTTCACCTCTCCCTTCACGGCAATGCCTATGTCCAGATTGCCAAGGACGCGGCGGGCCAGCCGGTCGAGCTGTTCGCCTTGCGGCCCGAACGGGTCTCGGTCGTGCCCGGCCCCGACGGCTGGCCGCGCGCCTATGACTATCGCCTCGCCGAGCGCACACTCACCATCGGCATCGAGGACGAGGATGGCTGGCCCAACATCCTCCACTTGAAGAGCGTCCATCCGGGCGACGACCACTACGGCGCGGGGTGCCTTTCGGCGGCGCGAGCGGCGGTGGCGATCCACAATGCCGCGAGCGAATGGAATCGCGCGCTGCTGGCCAATTCGGCGCGGCCTTCGGGGGCGCTGATCCACGACGCAGGTGATGGCGGCACGCTCAGCACCGACCAGTTCGAGCGGCTGCGCACCGAGCTGGAGCAGGCCTTCAGCGGCCAGGCGCAGGCCGGCCGGCCGATGCTGCTCGAAGGGGGCCTCAGCTGGCAATCGATGGCGATGAGTCCGGCGGACATGGACTTCGCCACGCTGAAAGAGGCTGCCGCACGCGATATCGCGCTCGCCTTCGGAGTCCCGCCGATGCTGCTCGGCCTGCCGGGGGACAACACCTATGCCAATTACCGCGAGGCCAATCGCGCGCTGTGGCGGCTGACGCTGCTGCCGCTGGCGGGCAAGATCCTCGGCGGGATCGCCGATGGCCTCGCGCCCTGGTTCCCCGAGGTTTCGTTGACCGTCGATCTCGACCGGGTCCCGGCGCTCAGCGAGGACCGCGAGCGGCTGTGGGCGCAGGTCAGCGCCGCGAGCTTCCTCACCGATGACGAGAAACGCCGCATGCTCGGCCTCACAGGAGACAAGTCATGACCCGCGAAGACATGCTGGCGCGGCTGATCGCGCAGGCGACGACAGAGGGCGGCGATCTCGTCACCCTGCGCGCCATGGTCGAGGAAGCGAGCGAGGTCGGCGCCGAACGCGCGCTCCACCGGCTCGGCCTCTCCGACGAGGGCGCGCAGGACGATATCGACGAGCTGCGCGAGCTGCTGCAGGCCTGGCGCGACGCCAAGGCGAGCGCGTGGAAAGCGGCGGTGGCGTGGATCGTGCGCGGGGTCTTTGCCCTGCTGCTCATCGGCATCGCTGTGCGGCTGGGGCTGGGGGAGCTGCTTAAGTGAGCGCGACCGGCGTGGCTGTGCTTCGACAAGCTCAGCACGAACGGATTTAGAACCAAGATCCGTTCAGCCTGAGCCTGTCGAAGGCCACGCGCCGACATCTCCCAATTCTGAAAGGACCGGTATGAAACTCGCCGGATACGCTGCGCTGTTCGGCACGCCCGATGCCGCGCGCGATACCATCGTGCCGGGGGCCTTTGCCGAGACGCTCAATGCCCGCCGTGACCCGCTCCCGCTCTACTGGCAGCACCGCCCCGACCAGCGCATCGGCTGGGTCGAGCGCGCCGAGGAGGACGCGCGCGGCCTGCGGGTGATCGGCAGCATAGATAATCCGCAAGGCCGCGCCGCAACCCTTCTCGCCCGCCGCGCCGTGGACGGTCTCAGCTTCGGGTACCGCGCGCGGGGCTATCGCCACGAACCCTCGGGCCGCGTGCTTGAAGAGATCGAACTGTTCGAAGTCAGCCTAGTTACCCACCCGCTCCAGCATGGGGCGAGAGTGCATTTTGTTACGCCCAACCTCCCCCACGAAAGGTGAACTGCCCCATGGATACCGACACCCCTGACACCATTTCCCAGAGCTTCGACATCGTCGCCCGCCAGGACCAGCTCGACAGCGAGGTCGCAACGCTGCGTTCCGATGTCGACGAGGTGAAGGCCCGCGTCGACAAGATTGGCCGCGCCGCATCACGCCCTGCCATTGGCGGGGCCACCGACAGCCCCGAGGTAAAGGGCTTCATCGACGGTTATCTCCGCCGCGGATCGACTTCGGAAATCAAGTCGATCAGCGGCGCGGTCCCGTCCGACGGCGGCTATGCCGTGCCGCGCGAGATCGATGCCATCATCGCCCGCACGCTGACCGAGATCAGCCCGATCCGCGCCATCGCCCAGGTCGTCCAGACCGGCACCAGCGGCTACCGAAAGCTCGTCAGCCAAGGCGGCACCGCCAGCGGCTGGGTCAGCGAAACCGCCGCCCGGCCCGAAACCGATACCCCGAGCTTCGCCGAGATCGCCCCTCCATCGGGCGAGCTCTACGCCAACCCTGCCGCATCGCAGGCGATGCTCGACGATGCCGCGTTCGACCTCGAGGCCTGGCTCGCCAGCGAGATCGCGATGGAGTTCGCTCGGGCCGAAGGCGCCGCCTTTGTCCATGGCAACGGTGTCAACCAGCCGCGCGGCTTCCTCACCGCGCCGACCAGCGAGGATTTCGACGGCGACCGTGCTTTCGGCACGCTGCAATACATCGGCACCGGCGATGCGGGCGGCTTCGGCAGCAATCCCGATGCCAAGCTGATCGACCTCGTCCACACCATGAAGGCCGGCCACCGCCAGGGCGCGAGCTTCGTGATGAACTCGGCAACGCTGGCCGAGGTGCGCAAGCTCAAGACGGCCGATGGCGCCTTCCTGTGGCAGCCGGGCCTGGTCGAAGGCCAGCCCGATCGCTTGCTCGGCTATCCCGTGGTCGAGGCCGAGGACATGCCGGATATTGCCAATGGCGCCTTCCCGGTCGCCTTTGGCAACTTCCGCCACGGCTATCTGATCGCCGAACGGACCGCGACGCAGATCCTGCGCGATCCCTTCACCAACAAGCCCTTCGTCCACTTCTACGCCACCAAGCGCGTCGGCGGGCAGGTGCTCGACAGCAACGCGATCAAGCTGCTGAAGATCGAGGTCTAGTTCCTCCCCCACCGGGGGAGGGGGACCGCGAGCGAAGCTCGGGGTGGAGGGGCACTACCGGATGTTCCGACTCTTTGGTGTTCGGAGCAATCCCGCCTGCCCCTCCACCATCCCGGATCAAGTCCGGGATGGTCCCCCTCCCCGGGACGGGGAGGAATTCTCTCCGGCGGGGTCGAGTTCCCCCTTGCTCCCCCGCCGGCCCCCGCGCCCGCGCTGTTGCGCGCGCCCTCCCCCGCGAACAGCGCGGGCGCACCCAATTCCTATCCGGGAGACCGCCATGCAGCGGACACTGATCACGCCGCCTGATCTTGGCGGCGCGCTGGCCGAGCTCAAGCATTGGCTCGCCATCACCAATACGCAGGATGATGCCGCGCTCGAGGCGCTGCTGCGTTCGGGGCTGGAGACCTGTGAGGCGTTTACCGGCACGATGCCGCTCGCCGCCACGGTCGAGGAAGTGCATGTCGCGACCTGCGAATGGCAGGGGCTTTATGCCAGCCCGGTCCATGCCATCACCTCCGTCGAGTCGATCGCCAACGATGGCACCCGCGCCGCGCTGGCTGTCGGCGATTACGAGATCGACATCACCGGCGACCAGCGCGGCATCGTCCGCCTGCGCCACGCCGGGGTGATCCGGCGGGTGGCGGTGCGGTTCCTGGCAGGGCTGGTGCCCGAATGGGCTGCGCTGCCAGACGGCTTGCGACACGGCGTGCTGCGGCTGGCGGCGCACAATTACCGTGCACGTGAGGCGGATGCCAAAGCCGACGGGGGGCCAAACCCGCCAGCCGCCGTTGCGGCGCTGTGGCGGCCCTGGCGCCGGATGCGGCTCGCATGATCCGCGCCGAGGCCTCGCCGACCCCGGCCCGGCAGCAGCAGCGGCTGGCCGCCAAGGCCCGCGCGCTGGCGCTGGCCTATCTCGCCCGCACCCGCGATGCGCAGCGGGCATGGCGTTCACCCGCCGCGCTGTGGCCCTTGTTCGAGAGAAAGTGACATGGAAATCCACCTCCGCGCCGCGTTGCTCGACTGGCTCCGCACCGCCCCGGCACCCATTGCCGATCTCAATCTCGTCGAAGAACAGGAGACCAGCCGCGCCAGCATGCCGTGGCTGGCGCTGGTCGCCAGCGCCTCTGCCGACTGGAGCGCCAAGGACCGGCACGGCCGCGAAATTCGCGTCGCCTTCGAGCTCAACCATCGCGGCGATGCGGTGGCGGCTCTGGCCGATACGGTCGCCGCTATCGAGGACCGCGTGCTGGCGCTGCCACCGGGCCAGCCCGGCTTCACTGTCGTCACCATCCGTTTCCTGCGCGCCCGCAGCGAGCGGCGGGCGAACAATGTGCGCGCCACGCTGGTCGAGTTCGCGTTTCGCTGTCTGGCGACGCCCTGAGATTTCGTAGCCTCCCATCATCGTCACCCCGGCTTTGAGCCGCGGCCCAGCTTTTCTTGCCACGCAGCACCAAGCCTCAAGGAAGCTGGGCCCCGGATCAAGTCCGGGGCGACGGCAGATTTTATACCGTCAATACTGGAGATTTCCCCATGACCGCCCAGAAAGGCTCCGCCTTCCTCCTCAAGATTTCGGACGGTGCCCAACCGCCCGCCTACGACACCGTCGCCGGTCTGCGCACCACGCAGATGTCGATCAATGGCGACACGGTCGTTGTGACCCACAAGGACAGCGGCGGCTGGCGCGAGCTGCTGTCGGGCGCGGGCACGCGTTCGGTCAGTGTCAGTGCGGCGGGGATCTTCCTCGGCAGCGCGGCAGAGGCGCGGGTCCAGGCCCATGCACTGGCCGGCACGATCGACGATTACGAGCTGTCGTTCGAGGACGGCGCCAAGCTGCGCGGGCGGTTCCTGGTCCAGCGGCTCGACTATGCCGGCGATTTCAACGGCGAGCGCAATTACACCATGCAGCTGGAAAGCTCCGGCCCCGTACTTCCGAGCGTGGTGCCCGCGTGAACGCGCTCAGGGATGAAGCGCGGCTGGTAGTGAAGGGAGACGAACATCTCCTGCGACCAACCTTTGCTGCGCTGATCGCAGCCGAGGGCGAAATCGGACCGCTCTTCGCCCTAGTCGAACGCGCCGGTGCCGGGCAATTGCGCCTGGCCGAGATTACCGCTCTGTTCTGGCACTGCATCGACGGACACGAGAATCTAACCCGCGAGGATGTGGGCGACGCCATCGCCGCACAGGGCCTCGCAGCCAGCGCCAAACCATTGCGCGCACTGCTCGGCGCGATCCTGAAGGGCGGCGGGTGACCTTCGCCGGGGCGGTCCCGCGCCTCTTCGCCATCGCGGCGCAAAGGCTCGGCTGGACGCCCGACTGCTTCTGGCGAGCCACCCCGGCCGACCTGCTGCTGGCACTCGGTCCGACCGATCCCGCCAATGCCCCGCTGACCCGCACCGACCTCGCCCGCATGATGGAGCTCGACGCCCATGGATGACACCATCGACCAGCTGCTGATCGACGTGCGCGCCAGCACGCAGGGGTTCAGCGAAGACATTGCGCAGATGCGCAGCACATTCGACGGGACGCTGCTCGACGGGTTCGCCCGGGCGGGTGATGTGCTGGAGCGCGGACTGGTGAGTGCGATCCGCAAGGGCTCGCTCAGCTTCGAGGATCTGCAGCGGATTGCCAGCCGGGTGCTCGACCAGATCGCGGCGCAGGTCTTGCAACTCGGCCTCGACAAAATCTTCGGCGGGGCGGGCGGCGATAGCGGGATAGGGGGCCTGTTCGGTTCCGTCTTCGGCGGGATATTCGGCCTGCCCGGCCGCGCCACTGGCGGGCCGGTTTCTCCCGGACGCGGCTATCTCGTCGGCGAACGCGGTCCGGAACTGTTTGTGCCCACCAGCGCCGGCCGGGTCGAACCGCAAGCGGGGGGTACAAGCCGCAACGTCAATGTCGCCATCCGTCTCTCAGCTCCGCGCGGCACCGACGCCCCGCGCGCCATGCAGCGCTCCAGCCGGCAGGTGGCGAGCGCGGTGCGGCGTGCGCTTTCTTGAAGTCCGCACGCCTCCGGCGCGCGAAATCCTCGCTCAAGGGGCCTGACGGCCCAATCGCTGCGGGCGGCCGGTCGGCCTTGCGGCGCTCTGCGCCGTGGTTCTCAAAATGACAAGGTGGCACGAAATGCCCGACGCCAAAGGCGTCGCAAGCGCGACCGCGCGCCCGGAGGGGTGGCCCCGCAGGGGTCGGGGCCCCGGAGGATAGCCAAGGGGCCGGACGGCCCCGCCGGCGCTTGAGGAGAAAAAGGATGTCCTTCTGGCTTGCCCGTTCGCGCAACGGGCAACATCATGACTACATCCAGCGCTTCGATCCGCGTTTCTGGACCGTCAACTTCCCGCGTCCGATGATGGCAAGCGTAGTGACGACCGGGCCGGACAGCCTGCGGGTCGAGTGCGAGTTTCACCATGCAGGCGAACTGGCCGGGCTGATCTGGGACAGCGCCGACACGC